CCTAAGTTATTGATTCTATTACAAAAAATAAATGAAAATAAATGTGTACATTTCTCAAAAGTATAGTATAATAACTATACAAATTGAGAAAAGGAATAAATATATGAACCGCTTAGAAATGATTAAAAATGCTGCTTACAAAATCCAGGGAAATCCTGAGTTCAAAGCTTCTATGAAGAAAGCCAATCAGCGATTTATTAAAGATTGCCAAGCTAAGATAGCTCGTTTAGAAGCTAAAAAACTCCGTGAAGAACAAAAAGAACTTGATAAAATGGATGAGAACTATAATCTCTTTGATATTAAAACCGCTAAAGCAATTGCTGAAACCGAAGTTGGAGAAACCTTTCGTGAAACTACTAAATTTGATAATGAGTGGAACTAAATATGTCTAATATGTCTTTTTGTATATTTATAGCAAGTGTATGTTTAACAATTGTGGTATACAATTTTGCGCTGGATACAGTAGACGAAGTTAAATATACTAATGATAATTATTGTAAAATGGTTACTTTAAGTATTGAAACTCAAGGCGAATTTGGTTGGCCCGATTATAATAATATCTATGAGAAGGAATGTTTATAATGTCAAAAATGTCTGATTACTATTTATCAGTACAAGAAGATGCTGAATCTATGAGCTTTGAAGATTTTATGCTTAAATACAAAGATGAACCAGCAGCAAAGGAAATATATGACTATACAGAAAAAGAAGAAATCGACTACTAAAAAAAGTCTTATTGTTACCACTAATTGGATTGGTGGGTTTAAACATAAATTAGTATATCCATCTATAAATGATAAAACATTAGAATATGAAATAAAAAGATTAAACAACTTTAAATCACTTAAATCCTTTACAATTGAAGATCAAGATGGTAAAATATTACACAGTAAAAAATTTGATTGAATTGCTGCAAGGTATTCCAGATAACTTTAAAGATTCTATGATTTTTGTAAATCATAAAAATAATATTAGTTTTTTCATGGATTATGAGAATGGAGAGTTAAACATAACTAATGTCGACGCCAAAGTGGAAGAAATTAGCAAGGCAAGAATCTCTTAAGAAAGAAGCTTTTCTTAAACACCGAAAAAATGAATTGTTCAATTTAAATATTAAAAAGACCTTTATAGAATATGAGCCAAAGAAATCGACTTTTGTTAGGCAAACAAAAGAATATCCAAGCTTCTCGTCAACGACAGATGAGACTGAATTATTTAAAAATGGTACAGGTAAACAAGAACCAAAACAATATACTGGAGAATATATTGTTGGAATCGCAACAATGCACAAATCAAACTTAGTACCTATTACAAAAGATTGTAACCCAAAAGACTATTCAACTATGAGAAGGAATTAATTATGAACTATAATGAAATGAAATCAGATCTTTCAAAAGCAGTATGTAATGTCAAGTTTACCAAAGTAAATGGTGAATTCCGCGATATGCTTTGTACTTTGAATGATGGATATATCCCTAAAGAAGCTCATCCTAAAGTTAAAAATGATGATATTGATAAAAATGTAGATGTTATTCGAGTCTATGATGTGACAGCACAAGGTTGGAGATCCTTTAAGGTTGATTCAGTAAAGGATTTTGTAGTATTGATGCCGATGCCTTAATTATAAATATGTTTACATTTCCATAAAAATAGTGTATAATATATCTTTATCATGGGAGAATATAAATGGCTGGTAAAATGAGAAAAAAACCAAGAGCACGTGCTAAAACTGGTATTTTAGCTGCGCCTTTGGATGATTTTTATAAAATGAAATTTTACTTTCATTATGAAATCTCAACTAAAGAATTATTTGAGATTATCAAACCATGGATTAAAGAAAACTTTTCTAAAGAAGATACAAAGGCAATTTTAGCCAATCCTGATTATCATTTTTCATTTTCTCATCATGCTGCTGGTATTTATTGGTTGAAAATTGGTAATACTTTACCAAATGAATATTCTAAATTTATTGAAAATATTACACAATATTTTAAAGATATTATTTCTAATGGTAAAGCTATTTTAGCTGAAAAGGAATTAATTGCTGTAGCAGCAGCTGAATCAAATGTTATTGTATTATCACCACAACAAAGATTAGCTGAAAAGATTAATAATACGATTATTCGTGATTTAGAAGATCTAGAACAGGCTTGGATGAATAATGAAAAGCCTAATTTAGATGTGTATGCTCAATTCAAAAAACATGGTCTTACGGGTGCTGCAACTGCTCCAGTAAAAAGCCATATTGAAAACTGGTTGTTAGAATATTCTGATGCATACTATGGTAGATGCGAACAAGCTATTGAAGCATATTCGCATCTTACAGCGCCTGAACTAAAGCGTAGAATAAAAGTCTGTGAAGAAATGATTTTAGATCTTGATAAAGTTAAATCTGCAACAAAGGCTATACGTAAAACTAAAACACCTAAAATAAAATCTTTGGATAAACAGATTAGTAAATTAAAATACTGTAAAGAAAATTTGGAATACAAATTAGTATCAATACAACCAATTAAGATTATTGGTGCAATGAGACTTTATGTTTTTAATACTAAAACAAAAGAAATCTTTGAATACGTATCATCTTCAACAAAAGGATTTGAAATTAAAGGTACAACTATACTTAATGTATTAGATGAATCGCGTAGAACCAGATTACGGAAACCTAATGAGTTTCTATCAATAGTTCAAACCAAAAGTGCGAGGCAGATAGACAACGAATGGAAAAAATTAACTACGAAATCAAATCAAGTAAATGGAAGAATAAATCAAGATTGTATCTTGGTACGCTCCATGGAATCATTATAGGTATTGGTTGTTTTGTTATTTTTAATACAAATAATGAACAACAACAACCAATGCCTATAAGTTTAAACATAAGCGATATTATAAATGAAGTAAAAATAATTGAGCCAAAAGATCCTTCTGAATTTGTAGTACCAACGCTTTTATCAGAACAAACTATATTATGTTTAGTTCAAAATTCTTATTTTGAAGCACGTAATCAAGATGATAATGCTGTAATGAGTATTACCATGGTTGTAATGAATAGAATGGAACATAACAGTTATCCATCAAATATATGCGACGTGATACATCAGGGATATTCGGATTCAGCTGGAAATATGATTCTAAATAAGTGTCAATTCTCCTGGTATTGTGATGGTAAAGCAGATATGATGACTAATATTAACTCTAGAAAAAGAATGGAAGGATTGGTATATAAATCCTTATGGCTATGGTATAATGGTGTTGATATTACTAATGGATCAACGCATTATCATACAACCACAGTAAATCCTAATTGGAGTAATACTTTACTTTATACCATGCAAATTGGTGATCACAAATTTTATAAAAGAGATAATATATGATAGAAGATAAAATTTTAACTAAGAAACGATTTGCAGAAGCTGTTGAATATAAAGTCAGAACATTTTCTTTAAGTTATATTGAGGCATGCATAGAGACGTGTGATGAGTTTGAATATTCACCTGAAGATATTAATAAAATATTGTCTCAATCATTACAAGAAAAAATTGAAGTAGAAGCAAATAAAAATAGACTTATAAAGAATTCAAATAAAAGTTCAAAATTGCCAATATGACTATGGAACCATTTGAAGTATATCGATATTATCAATCAATCAAACTTCATTTTGAATCTAATTCATATGATGCTATCAAATATAATTATAAGACATCAGTAAATCATAAAACCTTTTGGAAAAGAAAAGATAAATATTTCTTTGCTAAAATAGGTAGACAATTCAATGATGTTCATAATTTAATAAATTACTTTGTAGCGCATTTTGCATGTGGTAATAAATGGATAGGAGAAATGATTACCCGTGAGGACATATATAAACAATGGACAAAAAAGAATGAATCATTGTCATATATGTTTGAGCAAGATTTATATAAACTCAAAGAAGAAAGTGAATCATTTGATAAACTATTAGATTGCTCTAATGGGCATCCTAAAATTATATCAGCTTATCTTAGAGATGATATAAATATAGAGACAATAGTAATTATTGATCGCCTTAGTCGATTCATGACTAAGGCTGATAAAAAGATTACGGAAACTATTGTGTGGCCTGACGTCTCACATAGAATTCGTAAGTACGGAGCATTTATACAATTTGATAATTTTAAAATGACTAAAATCATTTTAAAAGTGTTTACTGAATAGTATAAATGTGATATAATAAGATCTACATTATGAATAAAGTGGACAATACAGTTAATACAATTAAATATAAAGGAAAATATAATGTCATTCGAAAATTTAAAACGCAATCGTTCATCTTCAATCGAAGCTCTTACTAAAGCGGCTGAGTCAGTAAAAAGTGGTGGATCTAAAGAATCATATAATGATGATCGTCTTTGGAAACCTTCAGTCGATAAAGCAGGTAATGGTTATGCAGTAATTCGATTTCTTCCAGCACCAGCTGGTGAAGATCTTCCATGGGTTCGATATTGGGACCATGGATTCCAAGGTCCAGGTGGTCTTTGGTATATTGAAAACTCTTTGACTTCAATTGGGCAACCAGATCCAGTTTCTGAAATGAATTCAGTTCTTTGG